CTAGAACTACCAGGGACCAGACCGAAGTCCCAGCAACATGTGCCGGTTCATCCAGACAAGACGGTTAGGCACGAAAAACCAAAACGTGTCCAGGTACAGGTTATCCATCAGCGGAAAGATCGGCGTAGACATCCGCGCCATCATCACCGAGCGCATCTTGAAAGAATCGCCTGGCAGCACCTCGTCGCAATACACCGGGATCAGGTACCCGGCATCGAACGTGGTCTTATGCGCCGACTCACGCAGAAAAGAACTCCGCGGGATATCCGCCCGCGGAACCATCGCAAACTGATGAACATCGACCGACTTATTACGCACGTAACCTCCCTTAAATTTTGCGCTTCAACATGCCCATTCGGGCATCCGTCACCAGGGCCTTCGCCTTCAACCGAGAGTTATCCGAAAAATCCTTACGCTCGCGCGCCGCGCGCGCGACCTCATGGGCGAACTGGACACCTCGATACGTCAATGGGTACTTCTCCCGCATAAGCTTCCGGTAATACCGAGGAGCTGCAGCACGCACACCGTTAATCAAAACACTTCCGTCAGGGACAACATCCGACTTCCCGAACTTCTCGAACCATCCAAAGCCGATGCCACGCAGGCCGGATCGGCCACCAGTAGAACAACGGCAATACTCCGGCACCCGAGCACCGTAATGCTCCGCCGCAGCATCACCTGTGACCTTCTTCATGACGTAACGCGCCACGTAAGCGGCAGATTCGAAGGTAACGTCACCAATAGAGGTATGCCCGAGTCCCCACAGCTCTGACAGCGAATCGGAAACAAAAAGCTTGGAACCACCGGGGGACTTCCCCAGATATTCCTTGTCGTCGAAATCCAAGCCGAACAGCAAGGCATGAAAATGTGGACGCCCACGCTCTTCACCGTACTCGCCCGCCATGTAGAAACGAAAAGGGCCCATCTTTCGACGGACCCTCTTGGCGAACAACTGCCACTGCGAATGATCCAGCGACTCCTGAGGCTCGCGCAGCGTCAACGTGACGAAGCAATTGCGCTTGTGCAGCTTCGCTTCGTGCATACACCGCACCGCTGCCTGGCGAGAGCGCTCCAGGCGACACCCTGCGCATTGGCCACACGCTAATGGCCTTCGCCACCCACCAGTGGCGGGCGTCCACAGCGCCGTACACCCCACTACAAACGGATACCGCCGCGCATCGGCGCGGACAGATTCCGCTTCTGCGTACGACCTACCGACTTACGAAACGAACGGGCCGAACGGCCCTTGTGAACATGACCTCTACGAAGCGGCCGCATCTTCTTCTCCTTTAAATAATACGAACCGATGAAATAGGCGCCCAGGGGGATCGGCATCAGCCGAAAACAACTCTGCCTGCTCGCCACTCACGACTTAACTTCCTTCAAATCCTGCACACGCACGAGCTGCTTGGGCGACTCAAGATTCTCGAAACGCCCTGACTCTTCATCAAACGCGCCCAGCTCGAAAAGCGCGAAATCCTGCGGAGACGAAGCCATCGGCGACTGAGGATCCTTCAGCGCCTCGGACAAAGAACGAACCGCGAACGCGGTCGTAGGAACAAAAAAAGGACGCATGAACGCGTCAACAGCACTATCACGAACAGCAACGGCTATCAGTTTCATAGTTATTCTCCAAGATAGCGACGATTGAAAAACCTTAAAAGCCAGTGTGATACAAAACCGCCTCGTCCGCAAAAAGCACTCGGCAGACAAAAAGCAAAACCGCTTGGCAAGGGGAAATAGTTAATGAAATCATCTATATATGCCAGCGACAACTGTCCCGGAGGGACAAGAACGAGGGAGCACCCCCTCAAATACACCCCGACGTGACCCCAAAAGGTGTCACTTGGACCAGTTACATCAAGTAGAAGACTGGTCCTTAGGCTTCGCCTGAGCCGCTACAAGCTTCGCAGCGGCATCCTTGATCTCGGCAGCCCTGGCTGCCTCCAAAGCGGCCCTACGGGCCTCCTGCGCCTCCGGGCGCACTAACCCAAGGTCGACCGCCAGGTCGAAATTCTTGGGGTCCGACGTGAAGTCGAGAAACTCCTGAGCGTCGTTATGAAAACGGGAGCGAACCGCGGCAGGCATCGCCGCGAAAGACTCCCTGGCTGCGACAATCAAATTCATCGCAGACTGAAAATCGGTGACCTCCTCGAAGTCACCTTGTAAAACCATCGGCACATTCTCCGGCAGCTCGCCGGTAAGCCGATAACGTTCAGCGATCGTGTTGATATCCACCTCATGCTGAAACTCCTGAGCCGTCCTGGACGGCAAAACAGAACAGTCGAGACCCGCCGGGTCGTCGACATTAACGAAATCCTTCTCCTTGTACAGATTAGTCTTCGAATAACGCTTCTGCATAGCTCCCTCACTTCAAAAGATTGTTGATAGGAATCATCGCACGCATGTACGACGACAACATGCCGATAAAAGAATCCTGCACAGCTGCAGTAGTCTGAGCACCAGGCACCTTCAAACCCTCCAGCTTTACCTTGAACTCCTCAAACGCACGCTGCAACTCCGGCAAATTCGCCTTCACACGCTGCACAACCTCCGAGGCCTGAGCCTCGGAAAGACCGGCACGCTGCAAACTCTCCTGCGTAGCCGCACGCAAACGCGTGATATCCGCCTCAATCCGAGGCAACTCCGCCTGCATGTTCGCCACAGCCTGGCGGGACTGATCCGCCGAGGCATACTCACGAGCTTCTGTAGCAATCAGCGTTTTCACACGCTGCATACTCTCCTGCACATGCTGACGAGTTAAAGCAGGAACCTCCTTCTTCGCCGCCGTATCGGCATCAAGATTATCCGCCTGAGAATTCTTCAAACGCGCCTCGGCGCCAACCAGAGAAGCCTGAGCGGCCTGAGCTGAACTCGCCCCAAAACTAATCGAACTGCCACGCTGGTTATTCGCAGCACCAGCTGCATGAGGACCACCGACAGACGTCCCACCGCCTTGACTCGGCGGATTCGCACCAGCAACAGCCAACATGGGATTCAACCCCGCGCGCTGGAGATCGCCAACCATATTCGTATACCGGTTGTAGTACGCATCGGTCTGAAAATTCATCTGGGCATTCCACTCGGAATGCCGCGTGTTCTCCCTTCGGTTAGCGTCGTACATGTTGTAGAGCGTGAGCTGATCACGCTTCGTATCGTCCGCGGCGCCCTTGATCCAGTCGCCAATCAATCCTCCCTGGCCGCCAAACATGGCTAGAAATGATCCAGCAGACCAGGCACCGAGTACATCGGCAGCGGCCGCGCACAGCGACAAGAAAAGACAGAGTCAAAAATGAAATTCGCAGTACCGGTCATCGAGCCGGTAGCGAGCAAACGAGCCATCGGCGGCGTCTCCTGAATAAACGTGCTGTTAAGAGCAGGCAACGACGCGAACAGCTGAGCAGCGTGCCATTCGTCTATATTTGCAGCAGACGTAGACCGAAACAAACCAGTAATCTTCGACGGCTTGTACCGGAGCTCCGCCCAACGCTCCTGATAACCAAACACCGCCATATCCTGGTCTCCAGCCGTAATACCACCAGTGGCAGACCCAACAGCGTAAATCTCTTTATTAAGCACAGACTGCTCGCCCAACATGGCAAAGGCAGGGAAATAAAACTCGTACCGAGTGGATCGACTCCACATTCTTTCCAAACCCTGTTGGTAGGTGAGGTCAGCACGTACGGAAGCCAAACATAGAACATGACCATGCTCCGTAAAAGACTGCGTGAAACCACTCTGGCCGACCGCTGTCGCGATCGCGCCCACCGTGCCAAGCGGCGTCGTGCCGCCGGTAAGACCCGACTGAGTATTCTGAGTAACCGGATTGATATTGATCCTGGTCGAAGACCCGCCCAGGTATTCCGGCCTCTGCAGCCGAGCATCCGGCGACACCACACCAAAATGAGACCGAACGATCTCCGTGTACCGCGTACCGCCGCGGGCATCACGCTCGAGCAACTTCTGAGTCTGAAACGCCAGGCGAATCTGATTGATCGTCGCCGCCGTCGCAGTAGAAAGATCAGCGTACAGGTTCGACGGATAGACGTTATTCACCACAGCACCAGCCGCCTGATCGCTGTTGAACACGTTCCCGGCAACCGCCTCCGTCGAGAGCTGACCACCAGCAGGAAGAGCACCAGCTGAAGCGGTCCGAACCGTCAACACCGACTGTGCACCAGTCACGATCTGAGACGCACTCGTCTTAACCGGAGCTGACGTACCCAGCGGCAACGTCACCGAAGTCGCGCCCTTCTGCGGCCAGGGCAGGGCCGAAGTGAAATAGTCGTGGCGCTTACCACGACGAAGCAAAACGTAATCCGAATACGTGTCGGGGCCATCATCCAGATCGACGACCACCGCGTTCTGCAGGTTCTCGTCCCGAAACCATTCTTGCCAAATCAAGTTGTAACAGCGCAACGGCAACGAGCTATGCGACTGAAAAGCACCGCCAGTAATCTGACCGACAGTGCCCAGACCGAAATAGTCCTGGAGCGAGCTCACCGCATAGCCGCTCGCCGGAGAGACCATCTGAGGGATGGAGAACGAGATAGAGTCCGCAGGCGACGCCTGCTCTCCCATGAACTTCTCCCAGTTCGTCCAGACAAGACGCTTCGGCACGCAACACAAAAACGCGTCAAGCT